ATCCATACGGATGTGAGGAAAAAGCGTCCACGTCGGCGGCGTCACCCCCGGCTGCGGGGGGTCCATCTGATACGCTTCGTTGAATGTCGCGTTGCTCGCGGTAACGATCTTGACGTGTGCGCTGGACGGAGGCGAGAGACAGGTGCAGGTACCCATTAAAACGCCCTCGTCGGCCAGGCGGTGCTGACACCCCCGCGCTGAGTGGATGTCGTCCACCCGCGCGGGAATGCCCACTCTTGTGCACCTGTGGTGTTTTGTCGAAGGGCGGCGGTCCGCGCGATTTGTATGCCGGTCCGAAAACGCTTAAGATGGTAAGCCGCCATTTTGTCATTCGAGAACGACTTGGCCTGTTGTCCCATCATTTTACCCAGCAGACCGTCAAGAATGTGTACACTGTAGACGGTCAGCAGCCAGTCGGGGCCTACGGGCACATCGTCCTTAGTGGTCGGTAAAGTGATGTTCTTGACAACGCGCGCTGTCCACAACGGCTGGTTGGGCGTGGTGGATGCCTGGTTGACGATACGTATCGTGCCGAAGTCCGGCATGAAGGCGGGGATAGGAATAAACTTGTCATCCCACACACCAACCAGGCTAATAATCTGCCCACCGAACTGCGGCAGGAGAGTGTAAAGAAGCACGTTAGGTGCAGCGGTGAACGTGATGTCTTCCGTCCACGCGTGGCTGTCCGCAAGAAACTCCTTCATCACGTCATAGAGTTCGAGCTTGATGCCGCTGTCGGACGAACCCGGGAGTTTGATCCGGGCCTGATTCATCAGCATGTCGAACGTATGACGGTCGAGGTAGGCCACTACTGTTTCCTCACCTGCTCAGGCGTCGGCGTACCGCCCTGGATCGGGGCGGGCCGGATGCCCACGAGGATATCGTGAAATCGTTCAAGGAAGGTATTCGCGCGGCTGTCCTGCACGTCTTCCTCGTCCCGCAGAAGCGCGTGGGCGGCGATGCCGTACACAACCCCAAGGCGAAACTGTGGCTCGATGGGAACGATTTCCCCGCTCACCGCCATGAACTGTGGCACGCGAGTGTGGTACTTGCAGACCAGGAGGTCGGGGCGCAGCCTGCGGATTTCCAGCATAGCGACGTTGAGAGCCGTGACTAGACTGTCGTCGTCGTACCGGAATGGCGGCGTCTTATCTAGAATGATTGTGCGTACGTCGGTAATGTAATCCTGTACGCTACAAAATTCGTCCGCCATTGGGATTTCACCGGTTTCAGGTGGGCCCAATATGCGGCGCGGGAGTTAATAGAGTGGTAACGAAAACGGGGGGCCGAAGCCCCCCGCCAGTTTCTCACCCGTCAGTGACAGTTCTAGCTGCCCGGGGTCACCTGCGCCTGCACAAGTGCTTTTCCATCGACGACCTGGTAGCCGTATACCTGGAGTCCCCGAAGAATTTGCCCAAATGTGAGTTCGGAGCGCAGCGTTTCCACCTTACTGATCTGACTGGCGAAAGTCAAACCATGCGCGTGGCCGGCGAAGATCGGCCACTCGCCAGAGGCGAAGTTGGTGCTGTCGGTGCTGTTGTTCGGCAGAAGGTTGGAGATATAGATCGTAAACCGATCCACCATCCCAAGCCTGCCATTCCGCAGCATCGACACGCTGTCGCCGGACAAGTATGCCTGGCGAAGCTCGCTCTGCTTGATCTGGCGACCAGCCCACGCCGGCATGACGACCCAGCGGCCGACTTCCGGGATGTTCTGTTCGTCCAACACCTGACCCATACGCAAGAGCAGATCGACAAGTTCGAGCTGTCCGGCGCCAGGGTTACGGCCAACCACGGTAAGGGGAGTACCCTTGACACCAAGGTTGAGCGATCCAGTGATGACACCGGCGGCAGTGCCCTGGTTGGCGGCGGCCATCTGGCCCACGATGCCGTCCAGAACATCCTGGTCCACAGTGATCTTCAACTGCTGTGCGGCGTCGTCCGACCACATCGAGAGGATGTTCAGATCGGACTGGATTTCCATCACGTCATCGAGGATCAGCGAGAAGTACTTGCCGTTCCCGATATACAGTTCCACGGTGCCGGCGGTCGGTCGGTCAAGACCGAGCAACCCGTCGGACGAATAGTTGTGGATGGTGATGGTGGGCTTGGTGCGAATCTTGACGCGGTCGCCCTTGTTCTTGATCTCGCCCTCGTAATCGGTGTTCGAGATGGCGGCAAGGACGGTGGACGCGTAGAACTTCTCAACAAGCTTACCGCTCCAAATCTCAGGGATAAACCCTGTAGCTTGGAGGTTATTGCCCGAACTACCGACAGGGTAGAGGGCGGGGCTAGAACCCGACGTTGCGCCGGGAAAACCTGAACTCGGGATCGACACTTAAGTCACTCCTCAATAGGAGCGACTTAATGCCGCTCCGGGTTATCTGATCCGCCCTTCTCGTTGTGCGAGGGACAGGCGGGATTCGAGAATTCGTTTGTCTTCGTCACGGCCTGCGTAGACCCCACGCCGAACATCGGCGTAGAAGTCCTTAATCTGCTGGCGAGTGATGATTGGTTTGTCGGCAGACGACACGGTGGTATCTCCGGTCGCTGGCTTGGCCCTGCCAGGGGCAGTGAGCGTTTCCAGCGTTGTCGCGGCTTGCCGAGGCGCCTGTTGAGGCGGCTCTGCCTGCGGGGCTGGTGCGTTACCCGTGGCGACTTCCTCGTTCTGGAAGCCTTTGAAGAATGCGATGGTCCTAGGGGCATTAGCCGCTTGAACCGCCGCCTTCAGCAATTGACCTCTTACTTGACCAGAGTAAACATCTGGTGAATTGCACCACGCCTTAAAGCGGGGATTTGTGTTTATGGATCGCCACTCGGGAAACTGCGCATCGAGTTGCTGGTACATCGAGGCTTGAGCGGTCTGTGCAACCCGTTGTTGTGTCTGGCGATTTTGCTGTACAACGTGCTGGAGTTCTGGCTGCACCGCCTCAAGAGCGACACGCTTCATCGCGTCGATAAGTTCTGGCCCGTAGGTAGTAACATCCTCGGGCGTCACATGCTTTGGCTGGAACTGGACCTGTTCCTGCGGGGCGGGGCGACTCTGCATAGCCTGGGTTACGCGCGCTAGTTCGTCCCCAAGCTCGGCCATCTGCTGCTGCATCTGACCCATACTCACTTGCGACTGGCGAAACCGGCCCTCCATCGCATAGTACTTGCCCTCCCAACTGGACGAATCAATACCGGCACGATCAGCAGGTTTCGATAGCTCTACCGGTGGGGGAGGGGGTATATCGGGAACAGATTGGGGTTCGGGGCCGGCAACGGCTGGCGGCGTTTCTGGGGCGGCGGCTGCCGGCGGCTGCTCAGGAGGGGTTTCCCCACCATATGCTGCCTGGTGGGCGGCTACGGCAGCGGCGGCGGCGCGTTGAACGGAAGGAGGGAGGGCAACGGATTCGTCAACCGGTAAATTAGCTTCGGCCATAGTCGTCTCCTAGATCGCGTTCAGCGTGGGATTACGGTGAAGGCGAGTTCGGTCCACGAACCAATTCCGTGAACAAATTCAAAAATTTATGGGCCTGCTGGGCCCGTCCTTGGGCGACTAAAACCGCATCCACCGGTGCGGTTGTTACCGCCACGGTAATGTCATCCACGTATTCCCGAAGAATACCGAGAAACCGCTCATACTGAGGGGGGTCGTTATTCTTGAAATAAAGCATGCACTCGCTAAGGCCGCGAGGATCAACCGCCATTACATCCCGTCCCCAGACCAGTCCCCTGAACCAACACCGGGTACCGCTGAGGAAGGCGACGGCTGGGCCATGGGAGTAGCCTTCGAGTAGTCGTTGATGCTGGAATCAGGAGAGTTCGCGAGCGAACCGATCTGCTTGCGGTTCGGCATGCTCGCCTGAGACGAGCCCTTGCCCTTGTGGTTCATAAGCGAACCGCCCTTGGTAAGGGGGGTCATGTGCTTCTTAAACATCAGGACATTCCACTCATGCCGGTATCGCCAACCGGAGGCGGCTTACCGTACGCACGCGTATTCGCAGCCTGCGGTTTGATATTCGGGGGGCGGGAAAGCGGGGGTGCGCGAAGCACTCCGGGGCGCGAGCCAAGCACAAAATCGTTGCGCATGCCGGACCCGGGGGACGGCACAGACATAGGGGTTTTACCCCCCTTGATGGCTACGCTGCGCCCCGCCATTAGCGTGCGCTCGTAATACCGTCACGGGCGGGCATGGAGCCGGCGAAACCGAACATCTTGCCCGATCCACCCTTGGCGAATTCGGCGCCCGGCCCCGAGCTATCCGGCTTGCCAGTGGACGGCGACTTGTCGCCGCCGGTACGCTCACCGGCAACCTGCTCACCGAACATGTGGGTAGAGCCGCCCTTGGCGAAGGTAACGTCGTGGGAAGTCTCGTTATGCGTCACCTTGGCGGACGTATTCATGTCGCCAACGCTGCCAGTGTCCTTGGCGCCAGACTTGGAGCCCGAACCCGACTTGACGTTATCGCCAGCCTTGAACTTGTTAGCCATAAAAAATCTCCCGAAAAGGCGATAAGAGCCTCTTCGGGAGATATAACGCCGGGGTAGTAAATAACTGGTTAAGTAGGTTTAGCCGGCCCGTCCCGCGTTATGCTTCCCACCTGCCGGCCTGGAGGCCGTCGTGGGAGATTGAAAAGTGGTAGCCGGCCTCCTTAAGCGCAAAGGCGATAGACACGACGCTAACCTTCGTGTCGGTCCCATATTCGGTCATTATGTTAACGACCCGATGCGGGTTGCGATGCGGTTTTGGGTCAACCTTGAGCACGTCGAGTTTGATCAGCACGTCAATCATCGATTCCGCGCATGGTCCGTAAATGAAGGAGCCGTCAGCAACCTTCGCAACCAGCTCGTCCCGCGTCATGCCTCCACCTCGTTTTTGTCTTCCGATATGATCTGTATGAATTCCCCCATAAACCCAAGGGAGCGGTACCGGGCTGCAATTTCGTCGGGTATATGCCACGCCAGATTAAGCGCCGGACCAGTACTATCCCACGGAAACTCTTCGTCCGAAAGAATTGGTATGCGTGTCCCCGGCACATAGTGGCCAATCTTTGCGGACCCAGGTATCTGGTACACGGCGCTGATCTGGTTCCGGTCAAGCCCCAGCATGCTGACCAGGAGGGGGGCCCGCGCGGGTAGAGCGATAGCGGGCATTGGGGCGAATACGGACCCGTGGTACTGTGTTAGCTCGTTTATCTGCTGTCGTTTACTGCTCTTCCAGTGCTTGATGAACGCGTTGAGTTGCGCCAGCTCGAACCCGAAGTCCCGCTCCGCGCGTTCAATATATTCCCTACCATCTTTGCTAGATGCGGATAAATCATACCCCAATATAACGCGTATATTACCACCATATCTCCGTGGAAAAGACACATGGCTAACAACCATATCCAGGTCATCTGCGATATACTTGAATGA